TTACACCATCTGGTTGCACTTGTATTTTTGCTTTAACAAATTTAAGTTCTGGCCATTTATGTTTGGCCCAGTCTGTGAGTTTGTCATCGCTGTAAGCAAAATATTTGTGAGTAACTCCACGCCACTCTGCATTCTTACCTTCGAACTCTATCTCTCCAAGTTCTGGTAACTCTACATTTCCTATATGTTGCAATCCAATTGCTTTTGGATCCGCTAGATCAGGACACATATTATAGAATTCGTCATGTCCTAGAGTGCTGTGCCAGTCGATATATTCTTGTACATTCATTATTGATATTTAAGATTGTTTTGTAACCAGTCTAAGTTTTTCAACTATCTCTTCTTAAACACTACTTCTTTTTGTTTAGATCTGCCATACTCTGTGTAGCCTAGTGTTTGCAATAACTCATGGATCCGGACATTTGTTTGCTTTTGTAATTCAGTTTTTTGTTCTATCTCTATGTTCAGCACACAATCGTTGTTCAGTAACGTTTGTTTACCTCCAAGCAGTATATCTAATTCACTGCCCTGTGTGTCGATCTTTATTAGATCAACATCTTTGAGGTTGTACTCATCGAGGGTTTTTATTTGCAGTGTTGATTCATCTACTTCTTTATCATATATGCAATCTCTAAAGAAACTGTGTCCGCCCGAAGCAACTTTTGATTTGTAAAATGTTTTTGTTTCTGCTGTAGAACCTAGTCCTAGTTTGTGCAGAGTATAATTTCTATGACCTTGTAAATTGGCTTCCAAGCATTCTATATTCGAAGCATCGGGTTCGAAAATTATTACATCTTTAAATCTTTTACAAAAATCTCTACTCCAGAATCCTATGTTCCCGCCAATGTCGATAGCAGTACGAAAATTGCCAACTTGTTTTAGTGCATACTCTCTTTGTAATCTTTGATACTCAGTTTCGTTATTGATTGTCATCCATTCTTCAAAGTGTGTATCGTAATCCGGTAGATACCAACTGTGAACTTTCTGCATACTATTGATCTTCGTCTGAGTGCAACTCGTTTAACAACTGTCTTAATTTACCACCTTCAACAGATGCTTTAACTTTACCAATGTCATCTCCTTTACGAGGATCTGGCATCTTTGGTTCATTTGGTTTGTCAGATGTTACTTTTGACGTTTGTTTTAACGAATCATATATTTTGTTTTTGCCTTGTGTGTTATAACTTTGTGATTCTTCTTCATCCAGGCTAGTAATTCTCAAACTGTCCACATTGAATTCTAAGTCTACTTTTTGTCCAACACCACTAGATGATCTAGTTTTCATAAATTGTATTTGATATCTGCCACGTTCTTTCATTGCTCTGCTGGTGAATATACCAATCACGTTGTCTGCTGTTTGTATTTTAGATAGCCCGCCTGAGATATGAGAGTGATCAAATTCTATTTCTTCAACACTTGCTCTGTTCAACTGTGATGCTGTTGCTAGTACACATTGTTTCTCAACAACCAAGTTTCTCAATTCTTCTGACACATACTTGTCTTTGATAAACAAGTCTGCTGGCGAAATCCTTTTGCTCTTAGGCATCATGAGATCCAAATAGTCAATTAGTATACAGTCTATTTTCTTTTTTGATTTAAGTTCTAGTTCTTTTAGATATGTTCTAACATCAAGCACGTTGCTTCCACTTGGCAAGTATTTGATCTGCAAGTTACCTGATTTCTTTTTAAGCATCTTAACTTTCATCTCAACATTGTCAATTTCTGGAAACACTTTTCTAGTTGGAATATTAGTCATCATTGCATCTAATCTCATAGCAGTAAGTTGCTCTGATAATTCAAAAGATATGTAACAAACATTTAATCCTGCTGTTGCCCAGTTCACTGCAAGATTCTGCAAGAACAAACTCTTACCTGCTCCTGAACCACCTGCAAAGATGTTTAGTTCTCCTCTGTTAAATCCACCAAACAATTTCTTATCCAAACTTGCCCAACCTGTGCTTATTTGTCCATTGTTATTCTTTAATGCTTCTAGTCTGCCTTTGGGATCTTCGAAATAGTCTGTACCTAAATCTCTTGTAAGTCCAACCTGCACTGCTTCTTTAACCATATCCTCAACAGGCCCATAGTCACCTCTCTCCAACATATCAGCAGATGATAATATGGCTTGTTCAAGTGCCTTGTGTCTACAAAATGTTTCAAACTCATCAAGCAACCAATTGAAGTGGCTTGGATCTAAATCTTTTGCTGATTTTAATTTTATATCATGTTGTGCGTTTACTATATCAACTTCCGGCATAACTTTGTATTCATCCATATAGTCTTTAATAAATTTTGCAACTGGTTGTAGTTTACGTTCAAACGATTTAGGATTGAATATATTCTGTGCTCTAGCAAACGATTCTGCATCTGCTAATAGCATTTCAATATACAATTTCTGTACATCAAATGAATAGTTTTTTGCTTCAGGTTGTTGATCTTTATAATCAGCCATTTTTTACTCCACATTGTATTTTACAACATTCATGAGCAGAAGTAAATTGTTTTGTTGTCTCAAAGAAGTCTTTTACACTGTTATTTTCCAATATTTGGTTAAGAGTGTTATTTTTAATGTTAAATGTTTTTTGCGTAGGCGAAAATACTGATTTATATTTGTATCTGTAAGTGCCCATCCAACAGCAGGGATAAAAATCTCCTTCAGCATCTACATATAAACTTTGACTTGGTAAATCATTTTTTAAACATTTTGGTTGCATATCTAATGAAAAGTTTGGATTTATCAATACTTCTTTTTGTGCTTTATAATAATCGTCGACAAATTCTCTATCTGGCATTAACTCTTTTTTGCCTAGCCAACGATCACTCTGCAACAATTTAAACTCGTCAAACCCTAGTGTTTTGCTTAAATTACCAGCGTCGAGTATTTGATGTTGATTGTGTTTGAAAGGAATGAATTGCCATATTATTTTGAACTCTCTATCTTTTAATGTTTTAATTGCAGTCATTATGGATTTCCATTTGGCATTTTTTCTGTACAAATGATTTGTATCCTCTAACCCGTCTATTGCAAAAGTAATACAATCATCTTTTGTAAGTAAGTTTTTTAACTTTATCCACCATGCTTTTGTTTTAGCAGAGCCGTTTGTGTGTATGTGCAGTCTACAATTATTATCTTTAAATTGTTTTACAAGTTCTAAAAAATTTGAATGATATATAGGATCGCCATTATTTCCACATAGGCTTACGTGGCCGTTAACTCCAACAAATTTTACAATGTTGTCGATATTAATTTCGTGTAAGTTTCTTTTTTTAAATGTTTCGTAGAACCAAGTTCTGTCACATAACGGACATTCTAGAGTACATTTGCTTGTTGCTTCTATATGGAAATTAACCATACATCTTCCTTTTTAAATCTATTTTTAATTTTGTTTTTTCTGTTGTTTTTAATATTGATTGTATAGTAAACAGCCTGCCATATCTTTGTACTGCTTCTGCTATATCATTTACTCCAATTTCCCATTCCGGAAATGCAACAGACCAACCAAATTCTATTGCTTGATTAATAAGTTTTTCTCCTGGAGCATCTCTGTCTGGCACAACTATCACCTGTCTGTTTAGATTGTTGATCAATTCCTTTTGTATATCATTTATCTCCGATCCAAGTATGCTCACGCCAGAAACGGTAATAGCATCAAATGGTCCTTCTGTAACTATTACAAATTTCCTTGTCCAATCCTGTGCGTCCATATTAAACACATATCCAGGCTGTACGTCTGTATAATATTTTACTTTGTCTGATTGTTCAAACATTCTTCCTGTAAATCCTACTGTGTCTCCTCTCCAATAAAATGGTATCAGTAATCTTTTGTTTACGTCCCAATGTTGATCAGGGGAATACATAAAGTCATACCAGTCTGGACCAATACCTCTGCTTTTTAAATAATTTAATAATGCATCTATCTTTTCCCATTGTGGTGCTGTTAGATCTTTAGCAACATATTTTTCTAACCAAGTTTCTAGTTTGTGTGCATTCTTTGGCAATGCTCTTTTACTAAACGTAACAAATTTCTTTTGTTCATATTTTGTTTCGCCTTCTTCTTCACGCATGGCCTCGATAGCCATTTTCCTTATAGTGTCATCTGGAATATTAATATATCCCATAAACGTTCTCATCTTTTGATTGAGTTTACGACCAACTGTATAGTTTGCTTTGAAGCCACAGTTGAAACAGTGATATGATATAGTGCCATCTGCACTGGCCATTATGCCACCACGCTTCTTTTTGTCTGCTGTTTCTCCGTTGTGTACACAACAAGGTGCATTGAAACTTATCCAACCACTTGGTGTCTTTTTTCTGTTCGCAGGTAGAGACGTCAGAA